GGAACGCCGTAAAACTATCAAGCTATGAGATGCAACCTCGTAAAAAGCGTAAGCGAGAAAGGACTAAACATGAAACGCACAGACATCACCGCACTTTTCCCCGACGCAACCGATGAGCAGATTGACAAGATCATGAACCTCAACGGCGCGGACATCAACAAGGCAAAGGGCGACCTTGATTCGCTCAAGGAGCAGCTCACCGCCGCACAGGCCAAACTGGCCGAGCATCCCAAAGAGGATGCGCTGAAAGAAGCAACCGACCGCGCCAATGCGCTTCAGACCGAACTCGACAGTTTGAAGCGTACCGACGAACTCCGCACTATGCGTGAGAAAGTCTCCACAGAAATGAAAGTACCGGCTCATCTGTTGACCGGCGAGACGGAAGAAGCCTGTGCGGAACAGGCGAAAGCAATTCTCGCCTTTGCACAGCCGTCCGGCTATCCCTCTGTCCGTGACGGCGGAGAAATCCACAACACGCCCACGATGAAGACCCGCGACAAATTCGCGGAGTGGGCAAAAGACAACTTATAAAGGAGAATAAAAAATGGCTGGCATTCCTACCAACAGAACTAACATTAATCTTCCGGCCGAGGTCTCTGCCGAGATCCTCCAGAAAATGCAGAATCAGAGCGCAATCATGCGTCTCGCTCGTCAGGTCGCTCTGCCTGGCCGTGGTCTTGCGATTCCTGTCATCACCGGCGACCCGACCGCTGCTTGGGTTGCTGAAACCGGCGCAAAGCCTGTTTCCAATCCCACGCTCGAAACGAAGCTGATGCAGGCCTACAAGCTGGCTGTCATCGTTCCGTTCTCTGACGAATTCCGCCGTGACGCTGCCGCTCTGTATGACGCTATCGTTGAGCGTCTCCCCGGCGCTCTGGCCTATCAGTTTGACCAGACCGTCATCGGCGCTACTCAGGCTCCCGGCGAGAACTTCGACACCTTTGCCTCTGCTACCACGCAGAGCATCCTTACCACGGTCAATGCGTCGGCTTATGATGGCCTCGTCGCCGCCTACACCGACATTGCCGAAAACGGCGGCGCTCTGAACGGCTTCGGCCTTTCCCCGGCTGGCCAGGGTCTTCTGCTCGGTGCTACCGACAAGGATGGTCGCCCCCTGTTCGTGAACTCCGTCGCTGACGGCGCTGTTCCTGTTGTCCTCGGCTCTCGCGTCGAGGCTGGCCGTGGTCTCTACAAGGCCGCTGCTAACACGAATCCCGCCATCGTCGGCGTGGCTGGCGACTGGACTCAGGCGATGTATGGCACCGTTGAGGGCGTGCAGATTCGTTTCGCGGATCAGGCTTCTCTCACCATCGGTGGCCAGAGCGTCAACCTGTGGGAGCATAATATGTTTGCTGTCCGCGCCGAGATCGAGGTCGGTTTCCGTGCGGATGTTGATTGCTTCAATCTGCTGACCGGCGCGACCGCGTGATGGTCAAATTCATCAACAAGGTGACAGGCGGTGAGATGTGGGTACATGAGACCCGCGTCGATAAGTATGTCAAGGCGGGGCATAAACTTGCCCCGCTGCCGTCTGAAGCGCCAAAAGAGGAAAAGAAGCCTCGCAAAAAGACGAAATGAGGTAAACCAATGACCGTTTATGCAACTATTGATGATGTGCAAGCCAGAATGACGCGCACGCTGTCGAATAGTGAGCGAGATGTTTGCTTTTCACTTCTTGAAGACGCGGCGGTCATGATTGACGCTCTCGCGCCGAATGCTTCGGCCGATGCGAAGTTGGTTGTCGCTTGCCGCATGGTCATTCGCGCTCTTGGCGACGGCTCCGAGAGCGGTTACCCCATTGGAGCGAGTCAGGGGAGCATGAGCGGTCTTGGTTACTCGCAGAGCTGGACAGTTAGCGGCGGCGCGACAGGTGAGCTGTATATCGGCAAAGCTGACCGCACGCTGCTCGGCTGTTCCAACAAGATTGGCTCATATAGCCCTGTTCAAGAACTCGCGCCGAAGAAGACGGAGGCCTCGATATGATTGGGGTCTCCGTTATTCTGCACATCAAGACGCAGACCGGCGTTGATGCGTTTAACAATCCTGTTTTCGCTGATGCGACCGAAACTGTCGAAAATGTGCTGATTGGGCAACCGACAACCGAAGAGATCGACAGCACGCTGTCTCTGTACGGCAAGAAGATCGACTATATGCTCGGCATCCCAAAGGGCGACACGCACAACTGGGAAGACACAATTGTCGAGTTTTGGGGCGGCAGATACCGCACATTTGGCATGACGATCCAAGGCATCGAGGCGAACATTCCCACGCCCTGGCACAAGAAAGTCCGGGTGGAGCGAGATGGCTGAAAAGGTACGATTCAAGCTGAATCTCGCTGGGCTGAATCAGCTGATGAAGAGTAATGAGATGCAGAGTGTGCTGAATACTGCGGCAAATCAGATAGCTTCAGCAGCTGGCGACGGTTACGAGGTCGAATCTGCTCACCCAATCAGCTTTGTCGGCATTGCCGCCGTCCATGCCAAAACAAGAGAAGCGCGGAAAGACAACGCTGAAAACAACACTCTACTCAAAGCAGCGGGAGGCGTGAATCTGTGATTGAGCCAACTATCATCGCATATCTGGACGCGGCGCTCAATGTGCCGGTCTCCGGCGCTGTGCCGTCTAATCCTCCCGCGTCTTTCGTCACGGTGGAGAAGACAGGCGGTCGCCGCACAAACAAAATCGACGCCGCAACGATTGCTATTCAATCGTGGGCGTCAAGTATCGCAGAAGCCGCAGCTCTCAATGATCAGGTCAAGGCCGCGATGGAAAACATCGTGCAGCTCGACAGCATCAGCAGCTGTGACCTCAACAGCGATTACAACTATACAGACTCCACACGAAAGCGTTGCCGCTATCAAGCCGTTTTCGATGTGGTCTATTACGATTAAGGAGGTACGGCTGTATGCCTACTGTTAAAAATGTCAGCGCCGGCAAGCCCAAGGTCAACGGCGCGATCTACCGCGCGTCTCTCGGTACTACGCTCCCAACTGACGCGACCACCGCGCTGGACGCTGCCTTCAAAGATATGGGCTATATCTCCGAGGACGGCCTGGTCAACAGCAACGGCCCGGAGACCGAGAAGATCAAAGCCTGGGGCGGCCAGACCGTGTTGATCGTCAGCACGGACAAGCCGGACACCTTCAAGCTGACGTTCTTGGAGTCCCTCAACCCCAATGTACTGGAAACCGTCTACGGCCCCGACAACGTCACCGCGGACGCCAACGCCGGCACGATCAGCATTGTGGCCAACGCGGCCGCCCTTGGTGAGTATGTCTACGTCGCCGACATCCGTATGCGTGACGGCGCGTTCAAGCGGATTGTGATCCCAAACGGCGCTCTGAGCGAGCTGGGCGACATCGTCTACAAGGACGACGAGGCTATCGGTTACGAGACCACCCTGGACGCTATGCCGGATGCGTCCGGCAACAACCACTACGAGTACATCAAGCTCGCCACGTAATGAGGAGGGATTGAGACATGATTAAAGGCATCACGTCCACCGGCTTTGCGTATGAATACGACGAGACCCGGCTGGACGATATGCGCTTTGTCGATGTCCTCGCCGTGGTGGTCGATCCGGAGGCCCCCCGATTTGACAAAATCGCCGGGGCCTCTCAGCTTTTGACCATGCTCCTGGGCAAGGACATGAAGGCTGCGCTGTATGAGCACATTGGCAAGGACCACGATGGGCGCGTCCCCCGTGCAGATCTCCAGCAGGCGCTGGAGGAGATCATGCAGGCAAAGGACGCCGAAAAAAACTGATTGTTTTTGCCAGGATGCTCCGCGCGGGCGAGGACGAGCTGGCCTGCGACTTTGCCGAAACTTATCATGTGCTGGACTTTCGGACGCTGCCCGCACGGCAGGCGGCCCGTCTGGCCTGTGGGCTCCGGCCATCGTCCAGGATCAAGCAGCTGCTGTCCGGAGCTCCGGCGGATCTGGACACGATCCTCCTGGCCATGATCGCCGACGCGGCGAGGCTCCTGGTCTGGCAAAATACCGAGGACGGCCAAAAGGGCCGGAACCAACCGAGGTCGATCCTGTCGATCCTGCGCAATGACGCGCCGGAGACCGGCTCAGGGTTCGACACCGTGGAGGAGTTTCAGGCCTGGCGGGCGTCCATGATTGGAGGCGATTCGAGTGCCTGATCTCGGCACCGCATACGTAAATATAGTCCCCAAGGCGCCAGGCATCGAGGGGCAGATCGAGGACCTGATCGGCGGCGGCGCCGGTGGGGCCGAAAGAGCCGGCGAAGGCCTCGGCAAGCGGCTGCTCGGCGGCATTGCCAAGCTGGGCATCGGCGTGGCCGTCGGAAAATTTGTCAAAGACGCTTTTGACGCTGGCGGCGCTATGCAGCAGTCCTTCGGCGGCCTCGACACTCTGTATGGCGATGCCGCTGCCGGAGCAAAGGAATACGCATTCCAGGCTGCTCAGGCTGGAATCTCTGCAAACACATACGCGGAGCAGGCTGTCAGCTTCGGCGCCGCACTGAAAGCGGCCTATGGCGGAGATACGACGGCCGCCATGGAAGCGGCCAACACCGCGATCATGGACATGGCAGACAACGCCGCCAAGATGGGCACGCCGCTGGAGAGTATCCAGACGGCCTACCAGGGCTTCGCCAAGCAGAATTACACCATGCTCGACAACCTTAAATTGGGCTATGGTGGCACGAAAGAAGAGATGGAGCGTCTGCTTGCAGATGCTCAGGCGCTGACCGGCGTGGAGTATAACCTGGACAATCTGGGCGACGTCTACAGTGCAATCCACGTCATCCAGGAAAACCTCGGCCTCACCGGCGTAGCTGCCGACGAGGCAAAGTCCACCTTTACCGGTTCCATGGCGGCCGTACAGGCCTCCTGGGAGAACGTCATGGCAGCCATGACCACAGGAGAGGGGCTGGATGTGGCGCTGCAGAACATGTCAGAAAGCGTCGGCAATTTCCTTAACGTGATCCTGTCCATGCTTGGGGAGCTGGCCCCTCAGATCCCTGATTTTTTGAAAGGCCTCGCCGATACCGTGATAGCAAACGCGCCGGCACTGATCGAAGGCGGCATCGCTATGATCGTGCAGCTGGCCGTTGGGTTGGTGCAGGCCATCCCGCAGCTAATCGATAAGATCCCGGAGATCTGGGACGCGATGAAACGCGGCTTTTCTACCGTGGACTGGGGCAGTCTGGGCGTCCAGATCATCCAGGGCATCATCAACGGCATCGCGGCGGCTGCCTCCGCTCTCTGGCAGACTATGAAAAACCTCGCTGCTTCGGCGTGGCGCTGGGCGCAGGACGCGTTTGAGATCGGCTCCCCGTCGAAACTGTTTGCACGGGAGGTCGGCCGGTGGATCCCCGCAGGCATTGCCGAAGGCATCGACGACAACCTGCAGCCCATCGATACGTCTGTGCGCATGATGGCCAACAGCTCCCTTGAAAATGTCCGGCCGTACACCGCGACAAGAAGCGGACAGTCTGGCATCGGATCCGACGCCATCCAGCAGCTGGTTGACGCGATCAGCAACCGCCCCGTGATCATCGAGGGCGACACAAGCAAGATTTTCCGCGTTGTGCAGCAAGAGAACCGCACGCGCACGCGGGCGACGAATTACAACATTTTGGCCGCCGGGGCGAGGTGAGAACATGTCGAAAGTGTTTTTTAAACTGCAAAAGACGGGGCTTGCAGACTATGACCTCACCCCGTGGCTTGACATCCAAAACTATGCCGTCAACGCCGTCCCCGTCTATAACGAGTGGACGGATGCAAACTATCGCCTTCACCGGCACTATGTGCGCGACCGCGTGGGCGGCTCTTTTGCCGTAGGATTTGCGAAAAAGGCCGATTTTGACGCTTTCCTCTCCGCCCTGTCTACATACCAGACGGACGGCGTTTATACCGTCAGCGCCTACGTCAACGCCAACGGCAGCGCCGACGGCGTGGCCAGTCTGGAAGTCTATCTGACCACCGAGGGCGCGGGCACGTGGGATGTAGAAAACGGGCGGCAATGGCTGACCGTGACCGTGACTGTGGAGGAGCTTTGACATGCTGACTATACCTCAACCGATCAAGAATCTTTTCCGCCGGGATGGCGTGCGCAAGAATTTGCGCGTGACATTCACGGACGGCAGCCGCCCCGACCTCACCAACGACGATATCGTGGTGGAATCGTTCAAATTTACGGAAAGCATCTGCTCCCGTGAGCGTTTCAAGTTTGGCCTGGCCGAGGCCAGCGTGGTGGAGTTTGAGACCGTCGGTGTTGCGGATATGCGCGGCGCGTCCATCGCCGTGTATTGCGAGATCGATACGTCCTCTCTGAGCGTGTCCGATTTGGACACCGTTGCCGCTGATCCTGGCGACGGCGTGCTCGTGAGCGCCGCGTCGTCCGATCTGGGCTTCGGATACTATCGCATACCGTATGGCCGCTTTGTGATCGAGGAGTGCCCCCGCAATCACGAGGCGCAGCAGCACCGGCGCGTCAAGGCGTATACGCCCGCGTATTACGCCGTTGCGAACCCCCTGGAACGTGCAAAGCTGGAATGTCCTATACCGATGGCGGGTTACACTTACCGCCCGCAGATTGCTCCGCTGGCCCTGGCGCAGCTTGCCTATGCGTCCGATGCCCCGATCCTGGCCGCCGGGTGGGCGGCGCATGATGCAGAGACGACAGACGGCTATGGAAACATCGACGGAATAAAGATTAAGGTCACGACAACGGAAGGCCACACGCTGGAGCTGTCTTGGACGTATGCAAGCTACCGAGCTCCAAACAGGGCCATCAACGCCGATATCATGTCCATGACCTGTAATCTTGACGATCTGAAAACGCTGCATGACACGATTGACGACTATCTGGAAACGCTCAACATCGACTACTCGACCGCCATCGTGGCCGACCAGGTGACCGTCCCGATCCCGGACGTGGCAACGCTGCGTGACCTTACATCCAGGCAATACCAAGTGTATGACGGCGTTGAAATCTCTGCGGCATCTGCAAGCAAGCAATGGTACTTTGATGTATTGCACCCGCATATATACGTGCGCAGATACCAGGGCGGCACGCCGGGCCAAGTGTACACGGTCGAATATGCTGACACCATCGACATGACGGGAGGAGACGGATTTTTCGCATATACGCCGAACGGGATATTCGATGCCGACGGTAGCGAAATAAATGCCTCGTACACACCACGGATCGTGGTTCCTGGGCAGTATTTTTATCTTTCCGTCAAAGACTTGACCGCCGGGACAAGTCTTGAAAAACGTTTTGTATTCGGATACTTCTTCAACCAGATTACATCGAAGTATTACACACCGCCCGCAGACTTTCCGCTTTTGGACTGGCGGCCGACTATTGAGGCCAACGGCGACGAGCGCGGCGTCTCAAACTTTGTCGGGACGTATTCGCTCTCTGCACTTATCACGCAATACCTGGAGCTGACCGCGTCTTTCTCGTCTCCCGCCCGCGATGGAGACGCCCGGCTTTTCCACCTGTCAGACGCAAACGCTGTGGATATGCCCCGGTCGGCCTATTCTCAGTTTTGGCTTGACGAGTACGCCGGGGACGAGGTTGGCAAAATCAGATACATGACCACCCAGACCAGCGAGAGCGGCGAGGAAGCGGACGTGATAATCGATTATGCATTTGGCAACGGCCAGGCGATCTATGACATGTCCGACAATACGATATTCAAGGCCGCCGGAATCGATAAAGACGCCGCCGC